ACTTCCTGGACTACCAGCAACCGGCCGCGAAGATGAAGGCCGGCCGCGCCGCTGGCCGGCGCCGCCAGGCCGAGTACCGGCGCCGTCAGACCGAGCAGGCAAACGCTGAACGTAACGCAGAACATAACGCTGCCAGTAACGGCGTTACTAACGTGTCACGTGCGCGAACAGAATCAGAAGAAGAAGGAGAAGAAGAATCTCTTAACCCCGCCCCCCTACCCCCCACCCCTCCGGTGTCCGAACAGGACACGGCGCGCGAGCCGGATGAGGGGGCGACGTTGCTTCGGTATGCGAAGCCGAAGGACGTGGAGCGCGCCCAGGTGGAAGCCCACCCGCTCTACGAACCTCTGGTAACACTCTTCGGCCGACCACCGGCCCGCGAGCTGCCGTTCTGGCGTGACGACATCGCCACGCTGGACGAGATGGGCGCGCTGCCTGACGACGTGCCCCGCGTGGCCGATGCCTATTCGGCCATCATGGGCCACGACACGACTGGCCGCCCGATCCTGCTCACCCGCCCGGCGCTGGTGCGTCACTGGTTCCGCTGCATGAACGCGCTCGACGACGAGGCGCCAGTCGATCACACCAGCCAGGAAGCCGGCGCCGTCGCCTGGGCCAAGCGCTATGGACTTGTGCCCGATCAGCCAGCCGAGGCAGCGCCATGAAACGCACCATCGAACGCGAACGCCTGTGGCTGCTGGCCTGGTGGCGCTGGTGCTGCGGCCACCGCTGCCACCACTGCACGCTGCTCCGCTGGCGACGGTGGGCCGAGTTGGACCGGGAACTGCTGGGGGAGCTATGACCGTGCCCTGGACGCTGCTCCACGGTGACGCCGAGGCACAGTTGGCGACCCTGCCCGCGGCGTCGGTGCAGATGGTCTGCACGTCGCCGCCCTACTTTCAGCAGCGCGACTACGGCAGCGCCGGCCAGATTGGGCGAGAGCCGACCGTCACCGCCTACATCGACCGCCTCGTCGCCGTCTTTCGCGCCGTGCATCGTGTCGTGCGTGACGACGGCACGCTGTGGCTCGTGATTGGTGACTCCTACGCCGTGAGCGGCCGTGGCGGCGGCGGCAAACAGGACACCAACGCCGGCAGCTTGGTCCCGTGGCGGCGCACGGCCAGCGCTGGCGTGGGGCCGAAGCAGCTCATTGGCGTGCCCTGGCGACTCGCGTTTGCGCTCCAGGCCGAGGGGTGGATTCTCAGGAGCGAGGTCATTTGGAGCAAGCCCGCGCCCATGCCCGAGTCGGTGCAGGACCGGCCGACCCGTGCCCACGAGACGCTCTTCCTGTTCGCCAAGCGGGAGCGGTACGTCTATAACGCCGCCGCCATCGCCGAGCCCATCAGCCGTGGGTCTGCCGGCAGCACATTCACCAGCGTCCTGCCGCTGGTGAACGGTCAGGGCCGAGTGAGCCTGCTGCCGCGTGACGACGCGCCCACGCGCAACAAGCGCTCGGTCTGGACCATCGCCACCCAGCCCTACGCTGAGGCGCACTTCGCAACGTTTCCTGAAAAGCTGGTCGAGCCGTGCATCCTGGCGGGCAGCCGACCGGGCGACACGGTGCTTGATCCGTTCGTGGGCAGCGGGACTGTCGGCGTCGTGTCGCGGCGCTTTGATCGCCGCTTTATAGGAATTGACCTCAATGCGTCGTACCTCGATCTGGCCGAGCGGCGGCTGCTGGGGCAGACCATGCCGCTGCCGCTGGAGGCCACATGATCGCCGACCACCACGACCTGACCCCACCACTGGCGCTCGTGCCCCGCCGCTCCCACCATGGCCCGCACTGGAGCGGGGCCGAGGACGCCATCCTGATCGCGGCCTATGGCCAGCAGCCAGCCGCTGCCCTGGCCGCCCGTGTCGGCCGCACCACCGTCAGCGTCCGCCAACGCGCCCGCGTCCTCGGCCTGACCACGCCGCCCCAGGCCCGCATCCGCTGGACCGCCGCGGCCGACGCCCAGCTCCGCGCGTCCTATGGCGACCGCACCGCGCGCGCCCTGGCTGCCGACTTGGGCACGACCGAGGCCGCCGTCTTTGCCCGCGCCCGCGTGCTGGGCCTCGCGCAATCCGGCATCAACCGGCCGTGGACGGCCGACGAGGACCGGCTGATCGGCGAGCTGTACGGCGCCATGGCCATCCCGGCGCTGGCCGAGCGACTGGGGCGCAGCTACGACTCGGTGACGAACCGCATCCACGGGCTAGGCCTGACACGGGAAACGACGGTGGCTAGGCGCGAGCAGCGTGACCAGGAGACCATCACCCGGTTGCGCGGCGAGATCACCCGGTTGCAGGACCGGCCACCGCTGGAGCCGGCCCACGCCCCCAGCGACGACGCCCGCCGCCTGGCCGTGCTCGTGGCCTGGCGCCTGCTCGTCATCTCGGCCGCCCAGGCCGCCGTCGTCCTCGGCGTGCCGGTCGAACGGCTGCCGGTCGAGCTGGGCAAGGCGGCCAAGCGCGGGCTGGATGTGGTGACAACGGCTCTTGACTTATGACAACCACAGAGCGGCGGCTGACGGCCGCGTGGGAGGGGCGGCAGTGAGGTGGCCCTGGCAGCATCAACTGGTGCGCATTCAGATGCCCGTTACGTGTTGCGAGTGTCGCCACTACGCGCAAGGGCAACGCATGACAGCAGATCGGTGCAACCATCCAGCGCACGCGATCCCGGGGATTGGCGTGCATGTGCGTGGCCCTGCTCCAGAGCCGGGTTACTGCTGGCTGATCAACGTCGACGGTGATTGCGAGGAGTTTGAACCGGGGCGGCGGCTGACGGCCGCGGGGGAGGGACGATGAACGAACCGATTGACACCGACGACCTGCGCCGGCTGCTGGCAGCGGCAACGCCTGGCGAGTGGGAAGTGAGCTATGGCGTCAAAGTTGGCGTGCCGGGAACACAGGATGTGCCGGTCGCCATCCTCCGTTGTGGCTCGACAGCGATGGCCGAGTTTCGCGGCAGCGGCCAGGGCGAGAACGCCGAACTGGCCGTTGCCGCCGTCAACGCGCTCCCGGCCCTGCTGGCGCGACTGCGGGCGGCCGAGGCGGGCTGGTCCGACAGCGGCGCGGCGCTGGCCGACAGCCTGCTTGAACGGGCGCGGCTGGCCGAGGCGCACATAGCGGCGCTCACCGAGGCCCGCAACGGCCTCGTGCGCGAATTGCGTGCCGTCGATGAGCGGTTCGTGGCGCTGGAAACGGCGGTCCGGGAGGTCATTGACGACCTGCGAAACGGCGACACCACCAACTGCCCGACATGCGGCGCGATGCTGGTGTATCAGGAGCATGGTCGGGGCTGCTCGCTTGTCGCACTCGCCGCGCTGCTGGACGATGACGCACCCCCCACCGACGCCGACCAGTCACCGCACCCGATCACCAAGACCGTCCACGTCCGGTACGACTGGACGGCGGACGGCACGCCCCGCGTCATCGTGGAGGAGGAATGAAAGTCTGGGCGTGCTGCGACTATGGCGGCGAAATTGGGTGGCTGTACATCCGAGCCGACAACCGTGCTCGTGCCCGGCGGCAGTACGAGGCCGAGGTGCTTGATCCGTCCTACCCGCCACTCTGGCTCAGCGTGCGGGCGCTCCGGAAGCCGGAGTATGACGACCTGCCGCAACGCGACCTGGATGCACGACTGAGCGTGGACTTTGCAGACGAGTGGATGAGCGACGAATGACTGAGCGGCGGCTGACGGCCGCGTGGGAGGGGCGGTGATGACCGACTGGGACACCCGGCATCAGTATGCGGTTGCGCGGGTCATTGCGACCGCCCGTGAGGTCGTCGCGCATGTGAGCCATAACGCCCAACGTGACCCGACGGCCGGCTACAGCGCGGCCTGTGCGCTGCTCATGCGCCTGGATGCACCAGTGGGGCAGTTGATCGAGGCACTTACGAAACTCGATCTCGTTGACCTGGACTACGACGAACCGGAGGACGATGAATGACCACAGAGCGGCGGCTGACGGCCGCGTGGGAGGGGCGGTGAACGAACCTGAGCGCGTGGACGTGGCCCGCTGTCCCTTGTGCGGCGGCACCGACCACACGGAGCCATGCTACAAGTGCGCGCGGGGCGCGGTGCCGGCTGGTGATGAACTGCCAGAGGAGCGCATCCGTCGCCAGCGGGACCGGGCCGGCTCGTTCACAGCAACCGGCCATTGGGCAATTGACCTCGACGAGTTCGCGGCGGCTGACGGCCGCGTGGGAGGGGCGGTGACGTTGCCGCATCTGAGCGAACCGATCGACACCGACGACCTGCGGCGGATGCTGGCGGCGGCTGAGGCGCGGGTGGCGGCGCTGGAAGGGGCGGCTCGGGCGGTGGTGGATGGCTGCTGGTCCGACGACACCGATGCCAGGGACGCACTCCATCGGCACTGGTGCCGCATGTGTGAATACCGGCAGCCGGATCACGACCGAGATTGCCCAATTGCCGCACTGGCGGCGCTGCTGCCTGAGGAGGGCGCATGACTGACCTGGACGCGGGCCGCGAGTTGGATGAGCGGGTGGCGCGGCTGGTCTACGGCACGCCGCAGACGAACCCCGATTGGTGGAGCCGTCATCTCATCCCGACTCAGGTGCGCTACCGCCTGCCGCGTGTTAGCGGCAACCGCGAGGCCGCCATGACCCTGCTCGACACGCTGGCTGAGCGGGGGTGGATGTGGAGCGTTGGGTTCTCCGATTGGGACACACATGGCCCATACGAAGCACGCCTCTGGCGAGAGCATCGACCAGGGACGCGCCCACGGTCATTCCTCCATCGGGACGAGGCAACTGGCCGCCAGATTGAAAACGTCACGACCTACGCCCTCACCCTGCCCCTGGCCGTCTGCCGGGCGGTCGTGGCGGCGCTGTCGCCACAGGAGGCACCATGATCGCGCTCGCCTACTACTGGCGGCTGGTCGAGGAGTGCGTGACGTGGGTGTCGAGTGGGCCGGACAACCACTGCGTGGACGTCATGTGGCGCTCGGTGTGGTGCGCCGTGCCCTGGTAGGAGGGTGTCATGCATACCGAGCGCGGCGCCATCCATCCGGTCTGTGGCTATGCGCTGTGGGTCGTCCAGGAGAACGGCATTTCCGCCTTCTTCACCGTTGACTGGCAGGCGATACTGAGTGGCAGATGCCCGCGCTGCAATCGGCGCCTGATTCGCAGCCGCTTGCAGATGCTCGACCGCCCCACGGTGCGCGGCACGGAGGCCAGGCGCTAGACTGATTCCAGGCGATTCCGCATATCATTAACCATCGCAAGGCACGCCATGCCCGACAAACCGCACTACACCACACAGCAGATGATTGACGCGCTCACCGAGGCGCGCGGCATGGTCACGATCGCCGCCTCGCGCGTCGGCTGTCACCCGCTGACGGTGCGCGCCTACATGCGCCGGTACCCGACGGTCGCCCAGGCGCTGGTCGACGCACGCGACCAGACGACTGATCTCGCAGAGTCGGCGCTCTACGACGCCATCGCTGCGCGTGAGCCGTGGGCCATCACGCTGTACCTGAAGACGATCGGCAAACATCGCGGCTATGTCGAGAGCCAGGAGCAA